GAAGGCCGGCGGCACCTTCCCGGTTGACGACCTGCTCCGCACGGCTTTGCTCACGGAAGAGCAGGACATGCCCGACGAAGCCCGGGCCAAGCTCAAGCTTGCCCTGGCACGGGCAACGCTGCAGGGCCTCGACGAGAGCACCCCGGGCTCACCTGGCCAAGTAGAAGCAGGCGTCGAGCTGCTGCAGCACGCCATCAAGCTCGACAACAACTGTGGCGGAAAGAAAGACCTGGAGCGCGCCGAGCGCCTCCTGAAGAAACTCGCTGGCCCTGCCAGCTAACCGAGCGTCCCACGCAACCCGGCGGCTCGGGTCGGATCAGCAGCCACAGGCTCGGCTGTGAAGCCCCGACCACCGCCGACCTATTCCAGAGCACGCGATCATGAGTGGATTTATTGCCGGCGCTCCAGTGGCCGCGGGCCTGATCAGCAGCGACCCGTTCTGGCCAGGCATTGACCTGGACGAGCTGCGGGCGACCCTGCGCATCGACTCCAGCGTCTCCCTGGCCCGCCTCGAAACTGCGGTCGTTGCCGCAATCATCAGCGTCAACCGTGAGCTGGACGCCTGGCGACTCGGGAGGCAGGCCGAAGGCATTGCAGCCCTGGTGGATGTCCCGGGCGTCAAGATCCAGGACAAGTCCGCATACGAACACCTGTACCTACGTGCCGTCCAGGCAGCGGCTGGGGCTGAAGTGTGCGAGCGGTACCGCGGCTATGACACCACAGCCAGCGGCGCCAAAAATGCCGACGAAAACACCCCGACGATCGACGACTACCGGCGCGATCAGCGCTGGGCCATCCGAGATTTCCTGGGCAAATCGCGAACCACAGTAGAGCTTCTGTGATGGCCGAGCAGAAGCGCACCCAGCAAAACGACACCATCGACGCCCTCTGCTGGCGGCACTACGGCCGGACGGCCGGTGTGGTCGAAGCCGTGCTCAATGCCAACCCCGACTTAGCCAACCACGGTGCCGTGCTGCCCGCCGGCCTGCTCATCACCCTCCCGGACATCCAGACATCGGCGCCCGAGCGCCAGATGGTGAGCCTATGGGACTGATCGTGCCCCCCACTACACCAAGGAAGGAAAACCATGCCTGACCGTCCCGATACCTGGGCGTTTTTCGCCACCTGGCTTGAGCACAACTGGCCAAGCCTCTACGCCGGCGCGCTGGCGATCATCATCGCAGCCCTGCGGGTGATCTACGGCGGCGGCTCGATTCGCCGGACTGCCGTCGAGGCCCCGCTGTGCGGCGCCCTCGCCCTCTCCGTAAGCCACGGCCTATCGCTGGTCGGCATTCCCCTCACTGCCGCGCCGTTCTTCGGCGGCGTGATCGGCCTGCTGGGCGTCGAGTTCATCCGGGCTGCGGCGCAAAAGTTCTTCACGCGTAAGGAGCAACAGTTGTGATCACTCTTCGCCACGGCGACCGCTCGCAAGCGGTCCGCGAACTGCAGCGCAAGCTGAATGCCAAGGGCGCCAAGCTCGCCACCGACGGCGACTATGGTGACTCCACCGAAGGCGCCGTGCGCGCCTACCAGCTGAAGGTTGGCCTGGTATCGGATGGGGTGGCCGGGTCAAAAACCCAAGCCAGCCTCATGGGCCTGGATGTCCAGAAGCTGCTGAAACACTCCGACCTGGTCAAAGCTTCCCAGCGGCTCGGCGTCCCGGTAGCCGCGGTGTATGCCTTGAACGAGGTCGAATCCCAAGGCTGTGGCTTCTTCGACAACGGCAAGCCGGCCATCCTGTTCGAGCGCCACGTCATGTATGAACGCCTGCAACTGGCCCACGATCCGGCGGATGACCAGGAGCAACTGCGCCGGCGCGCTGCAGACTTGGCCAAGCAGGCGCCGAACCTGGTCAACCCCAAGGCCGGCGGGTATATCGGTGGCACCGCTGAGCATCAACGCCTCGCCCAAGCGCGCCAGTTCGACGAGCAGGCAGCTCTGGAGTCGGCCAGTTGGGGCGCCTTCCAGGTGATGGGCTACCACTGGAAAAGACTCGGCTACGCCAGTGCCCAGGACTTCGTGACAGCCATGAACCGCAGCGAAGCGGACCAGCTGGAGGCGTTTGTCCGCTTCATTGAGGCCGACCAGGTACTGCACAAGGCGTTGAGGGCCTCGAAGTGGGCGACCGTGGCCAAGCTCTACAACGGCCCCAGCTACCAGCGAAACCTGTACGACGTGAAGCTTGAGCGTGCCTTCGAGCGTCACCAGGACCGCGCGCTCGCCCAGGGGGCAGCATGACAAACAGCATCCTTGGGCTGGAGATCAGCCCCCGCATGGGGGAGTTTCAGGAATGACTTATCTGCGTGTCGGCATGCTGGTGGCATTTCTCCTAATTCAGGTGGCCTCATCGCTGGCCAGCTGGATGCTGAAGTCGGATCTGAAGAGTGAGCGACAAACATCCGCCAATCTGGCGCAGCAGCTCACCAGTTCGAAGGAGGATGCCCGCCGTAATCTGGCTGCCGCCAGGCAGATGGCATCCAACCTGGAGCTCGAACGTGCCGCCAAGGCGACGATATTGACGCTGCACGCTCAATTGCGCACTGACTTGAATCGCCGCGAAAAACTGATCGAGGACCTCAAACGTGAGAACAAAGAACTGCAGGACTGGGCTACTCGGCCTCTCCCTGATGCTGCTCGCCGGCTGCGCGACAGACCAGCCATCACCGGCGCCGACGCTTACCGTAAGTGGCTGTCCGGTAGTGGTGCCGTGCACCCTCCAGGCAACAGCGCCGACCAGCAACGGCCAGTTGCTAACTGACCAGGAACGTACTGAGCTGGCCTGGGCCGAGTGTGCCGCACAAGTCGACCTTGTTTATCAGCACCAGGTGAAGCATGAACAAGCCCGATAGCCTGCGTAAGCACCTGCTGGAAACCGTGCCCGGGCTGGCGAACAACCCGGATTGCCTGCTGATGTTCATCGATGAGGGTAAGGTCCGTTCGATCGCCACGGCCGCCCTGTCCTTCGAGTACGGCTACAACCTGCAGATCATCCTGACCGACTACGCCGGCCACCCGGACAGCGTCTTCCTTCCGCTGCTGGCCTGGATCAGGATCAACCAGTCCGAACTGATGGAGAACCTGAGCAAATCGGCCGATGGGGTGAAGTTCGAGGCCGATATCCTGGACAACAGCAAGGTCGACTTCAGCATCGAGCTTGCCCTGACAGAGCGGGTGATCGTGAAGGATGTAGACGGCGTTCAGACCGTGATACATGCCGGCGAGCCGCAACGTAACCCGAACTGGCCGGGTGCAGGCCCGGAATGGATCGTGCCGAATGTCTGACCTCAACGCCCTGGAAGACTGGGCCGGTCCGATCCTGCGCCGGCTGGAGCCCGCCGGCCGGGTCAAGCTGGCCAGATCCCTTGCGCAACAACTGCGCCGCAGTCAGCAGCAACGGGTGGCCGCGCAGCGCAACCCTGACGGCTCGGCATTCGCCCCGCGCAAGCCCCTCAAACTGCGTGAGAAGGCCGGCCGGGTGAAGCGCAAGGCCAAGATGTTCCAGAAAATGCGCACCGCGGCCTACCTGAAGGCCAGCGGCGACGGCCGCGCAGTGACGGTTGGCTTCGTCGGCCGGATCGCCAAGATCGCCCGCGTTCACCAGTACGGCCTGCGCGATCGCGTGGCACCCCGCGGCCCGATGGCCAATTACGAGAAACGGCAACTGCTGGGCCTGAGCAGCGCCGACCTCGAACTCATCCGCGACGGCATGCTCGCGCATATCAGCCTGTAACCTTCCTTCCTACAAGCCGGCCAGGCTGCGCCCGCGCGCGTGTAGCGCGATCCTCGCCGGCATGAACGACATCGCCGAACTCAACCGCCTCGTAGAAAACCTGATCCGCCTTGGCACCATTGCCGAGGTGCAGTTCTCGCCGCCCCGGGTAAAGGTGAGTACGGGCGGCATCCTGACCACCTGGTTGCCCTGGATTGCCCTGCGCGCCGGCGCCGACCAGGTGTGGGACCCGCCCACCGACGGCGAGCAGGTTCTGCTGTTCTCGCCCAGCGGCCAGCTGGCCAACGGCGTAGCTGTCACCGGCCTCTTCAGCGACAGCATCCCTGCCAACGGTGACCGCGCCGGCCTGTATCGCCGGACTTTCGCCGACGGCGCCGTGATCGAGTACGACAGCCAGGCGCACCACCTGAGCGCCGTACTGCCGGACGGCGGCACCACCAGCCTGATCAGCAAGGGCGGCATCCGCATTGAAGGGCCGATCACCCACATCGGCGACTACACCCAGACCGGCAACCAGAACATCACCGGCGAAGTGACTGTATCCGTCGACGTGGTAGCGGCGGGCATCAGCCTGGTTCAGCACCTCCATGGCGAGGTCATGAAAGGCGAAGGCTCTACGGGGAAACCTCTATGAACGTTCTCACCGGTGGCGCAATAGCCAACAGCGAGCATATCGCCCAGTCGATCGAGGACATCCTGACCACGCGCATCGGTACCCGCGTCATGCGCCGTGAGTACGGCAGCCTGTTGCCCGACCTGGTCGACCACCCATCCAACGACGTGACCCGTCTGCGGGCTTATGCCGCCACCGCCATGGCGCTGACCCGCTGGGAGCCGCGCATCCTGGTTCACCGTGTCCAGCTGCAGAGCGCGACCCTGCAGGGCCAAGCCGTGATGGACATCGTGTGCACAGTCGTTGACTCGAATGAACCTCTGAGCCTGAGCATTCCGCTCCAACTGGGAGCCATCGTATGAGCACCTGGACGCCGATCGACCTTTCCCTGCTGCCCGAACCCACTGTCGTCGAGATCCTGGACTTTGAGGCGATTCTCGCCGAGCGCAAAGCCTACCTGGTGAGCCTATGGCCCCAAGATGAGCAGGCTGTCATCGCCCGCCGCGTCGAGCTGGAATCCGAGCCGTTGGCAAAGCTGGTTCAGGAGAATGCCTACCGCGAGCTTATCTGGCGTCAGCGCGTCAACCAGGCAGCACTGGCAAACCTGCTGGCCTACGCGACCGGCAGTGACTTGGAGCAGCTGGCGGCCAACTTCAACGTCGAGCGCCTGCTCGTCACCCCGGCCCAACCCAATGCAGTTCCGCCTGTATCCGCCGTCTGGGAGTCAGACGACGCCCTGCGGGAGCGGACCCAGATGGCCATGGAGGGCCTCAGCACCGCGGGCCCGCGCAACGCTTACATTCTCCATGCCCGCAACGCATCAGGCCGAGTGGCCGACGCCAGTGCGATCAGCCCGGCGCCGGCCTGTGTCACTGTCAGCGTACTGGCCGTGGATGGGGACGGCACGCCAGATGAAGACCTGCTCAACCTGGTGCGCGTTGCGCTGAATGACGAAGACGTGCGCCCCCTGGGTGACCGGCTCACCGTCCAGGCCGCGCAGGTCCTGCCCTACACCATCAACGCCACCATCCACATGGGCAGTCTGACCGCCGAGGCAGAACTGATCGAGGTCCAGGCGCGGGAGCGGCTCAACAAGCTGGTAACGCAACGTCGACGCCTGGGCCTGGACATTCGCCGCTCTGCCCTCGATGCCGCCATGCACGTCGACGGCGTGCGCTTCGTTGAGCTGCCCGGCTGGGTCGACATTGTGCCCAGCGAGACACAGGCGCCCTTGTGCACCGCCATCAACCTCACTGTGGTTGAGGTCGGCTTGTGAGTACCTACGAGCCATTGCTGCCGAGCAAAGCCAGCTTGCTGGAGCAGCGCGCGGCCGAGGCCCTGGCCGAGATCCGCCGGGTGCCGATCCCGCTGCGTGACCTGCTCAACCCGCAGACCTGCCCCGAGCACCTGCTGCCGTACCTGGCCTGGTCGTTCAGTGTCGATCGCTGGCATGCCGACTGGCCTGTCGAGACCAAGCGCAAGGCAATCGCTGATGCCTACTACGTCCACGCCCACAAAGGGACCATCGGCGCGCTGCGCAGGATCGTCGAAACCCTCGGCTACGCGCTGGAAATCAACGAGTGGTGGCAGCAGGAGCCGCTAGGCACCCCGGGCACCTTCTATATCGGGATCGACCAGCGCGATCAGCCGATGCCTGACAGCACCCAACGCGAGCTGCAGCGCCTGGTGGAAGACACCAAGCCAGTCAGCCGGCAATTCGACCACATCACCATCAGCGGCCGCCTGCTCGGCCCTGGCGACATGGCTGCGGCACTGAGCAGCTCGGATGCCGCCGATCTCATCTACCCAAAACGATTCGTGACCGAGGTAGCGCCGCGTGAACGCCCGCTGCTGCGGTTTCACGCCTTCGTCAACAAGACCTTACCCGAGGCAGTAAATGGCAAATAACGAGACGATTCCCGAGCGGGAAGAGACCATGGTCGCGAAGGCAGAGGCTGCGACAGCCCTGCTTGAGACCTTCGTGCACGGCGACGAGAACACGCATGTGGACACAGAAGGCGGCGCTGTCCCGAGCATCGCCATGCAGGCCAAGACCACCAAAGAATCGGTCATGTCCGCACTGGAGAACGTCGCGGCACAGATGGCCGGTGCGATGATTTACAAGGATACCGCCGCCGGCCTGCTCGGTACGATCGACGGCGCCTTCTTCAGCGTGCCATCGGCGAACGACCAGGAATATCTGATCCTCTATCAGAACAACAACGGCGTTGCGGAGGAGAGAGCCCGCTATCCAAGTGCGGCTGCTGCCATGAATGCGCTGATCATGGCCAGGGTTGCGTTCGGCATGTCGATCTCGGAGTCCATCGACCCAGAGATGCCTTGGGGTGTGTTTGGCAAAGGCTTCAAGCCAATCCTAGGGGTGAACGCAAACGGCACGGTGCACGCGATTCTGGACAAGATGCCCGGCTTGGATGGCCTGGGTGACTGGGCTTTCTCCATGCGCGGCAAGAACGATGTCGTTCTGTTCGGTATCCGCTACGACGGCTATGTCCACATCCATGGGGCACTTTCCACAATCCCCCTGGCTTTCCTCGACGGTCCAGTAGGCGGCAAGGATGTCTTCGTCCTGGTGGGCGGCGAGCCTTACCAGGTCACCTCTACGGGCGACAACTTTTCGGTGATGTCGACCTCTGACGTGGTCAATTACATCTCCCGGGAAGGCGGTATATCGCAAAAGAGCGCGCCATTCCCCATGCCCGGCTCGGTGGCGTCGTTCGTCAAGGTCCTGGTGCACGTCCTCGGTTACGGACAATCGCTTTCCATGGGCGATACCAGCACCGTGGTGACCAAGCAGCCGCCGGCGGCAAACCGATTGCTGACCATCCAGGACGGCGTTCGCCTGACCGATCAGGAGATGGTGCTCACCAATGACATGGTCGTGCCATTCAAGCCGATGGTCAGCAAGGACAGCGAAGTGCCGGTGGTCCAGCTTTCCGCCCAGCTGAACCGGACGCGTAGCCTCCGGGGCGACGTTGGCCTGCTGACCAGCGCACACGGCCGGAATGGCCGGGCGATCGCCAGCCTGAGCAAGGGCACGAAGTACTATCAGAACCTGCTGACAGCGGTCGCCTCGGCAAAAGCTGAGGCAACCCGCCTGGGCTTGGGCTACCGGGTCCCGTTTGTGGACTGGATTCAGGGCGAAGCTGATAGCCGGATGACCCTGCAGCAGTACCTGGTGCCGCTGCTGCAGCTGCAAAGCGACCTCGATGCCGACATCCGTGCCATCAAAGGTGACGATGAACCGGTGCGCCTGCTGCTCGACCAGGTCAGCAACTTCACCAACTACAACCT